CGTTTGTTCCCGAGGGTGAGCGCAAGAACATACCCAAGCGTGAGAAGGTCAAGGCATACACAAAGAAGAAGGCAAAGGCCAAGGCAGTGCGCGAAGACAAGGGCATCTCTTCCTTAGTGGCTACAACCACAGAGCGCAAACCTATGCACCCGCTGGAAGTTGGCCCAACAACTTTACACATCACTATCTCTACATCACTGGGTGCCTACTCTATGAAGTTGGAGGAAGCCAAGTTTATCTACACACAACTGAACCAAATCTTTGGGGGTGCGAGATGACCGAGGTGACAGCGGGTGAAAAGCTACGAGCCATGTTAGATGAGGGACGTAGACCCAACACGGTTGAGATGCCACACAACACCACAATGTATTTACGAGCGCATGTAGGTAACTACATGATTTGGGATGCAGACATTGATACGTTGGGCATCACGTTTATGGGCACAGGTGAGATGGGTCTGTTCAAGAAGAAAGACTTTGAACCATACATCGCGGCATTTTTTGGATTGAACTTTTAAGGAGACAGACATGGACAAATTAGCATTCCCGTCAGAGCTTTCAAGCGGCATGACCCTGCGCGACTACTTTGCGGCGAAGGCGATGGAGGGGCTTATTGCCAACAACAGCACAGACCCGTTTGATATTGCTAAAGCGGCGTACATCATTGCTGACTTCATGCTGGAAGCGAGAGACGCATGAACCTCATAGTTTTAGATTTCGAGACGTACTACACCAGTAAGGACTTGGGGTTCAAAACCCAAACGACTGAAGAGTACGTACGTGACCCGCGCTTTGAAGTGATCGGGGTGGCGGTCAAGGTGGGTGATGGGCAGACTACTTGGTGCACGGGTTCGCACAAGCAGATCAAAGAATCACTCGACAACTTTGATTGGGATGACAGCATGGTGGTTGCACACAATGCGTTGTTCGACATGGCTATATTGAACTGGCACTTTGATATCAGACCCAAGGCTATCGCTGACACACTGAGCATGGCACGTGCCATCAACGGCATCGAGGTAGGCAACAGTCTCAAGAAGTTGGCCGAGCACTACGCGCTAGGTGTCAAGGGTACTGAGGTGGTGGACGCTATCAACCTGCGCCGTGAAGACTTCTCAGAGCAACAGCTTGATGCGTATGGGACGTACTGTATCAATGACGTTAACCTGACGTACGACTTGTTCCTGACCCTGCTGCCCATGTTTCAGAAGGTTGAGTTGAAGTTGATCGACCTGACGATTCGGATGTTTACAGAGCCGACTCTCCGCCTAGACGAAGACCTCTTACACCAACATCTTTTAGAGGTGAAAGATCGTAAGCGCAAGCTGCTGGATGAATGTGGAGCCGACATCGAAGACCTGATGAGCAACCAAAAGTTTGCCGAGGTTTTGCGTGGGCTAGGCGTTGAGCCGCCCATGAAGATCAGTGCGACTACGGGCAAGGAAGCGTTGGCAATGGCTAAGTCTGACGAGGGGTTCAAGGCGTTGGCCGAACACCCTGATGAACGTGTGCAGACTCTGGTGGCGGCTAGGTTGGGTAACAAGACTACGTTGGAAGAGACGCGCACCGAGCGCCTGATTGGGATTGCGGGAAGAGGACTGATACCTGTTCCCCTCTCCTACTACGCCGCACACACGGGACGGTGGGGTGGGTCGGACAAGATCAATTTCCAAAACTTTCCCTCACGTGGTGAGAACGCAGGGAAGCTAAAGAAGGCCATCCTTGCACCCGAGGGTCACGTCATCATCGACTGCGATTCCGCACAGATTGAGGCGCGGGTACTCGCATGGTTCGCAGGGCAAGATGATTTGGTGGAGGCGTTTAAAAATGGCGAAGACGTATATCGGATTATGGCGGCGCAAATTTACAGGAAGACGCCCGAGGAGGTTTTGGATACCAAGGCTAATCCCGAACGTTTCGTTGGCAAGACAACGATTCTTGGCGCGGGTTATGGCATGGGCAGTGCGAAGTTCCAAACGCAACTCAAGACTTTCGGTGTGTCGGTCAGCACAGAGGAGTCTGCACGGATTATCGCTACCTACCGTGAAACCTATCCTTGGATTCCCGCCCTATGGAAGTCCGGTTCCACGGCGGTTGATGCTATGAGTAAGAAGCGCACGGCCAAGTGGGGCAATGGGTGTATCAGTATTGGGGCAGAGGGAGTGCTCATGCCAAACGGCCTGTACCAGCGTTACCCCAACCTCAAGAAGATACGGGACAAAGACGGCAAAGATCAGTACATGTACGATTCACGCAAAGGGCCAGTGAAGCTGTACGGTGGCAAGTTAACAGAGAACATTTGTCAGGGCTTGGCACGTTGCATCATCGGGGAGCAACTTATCAAGATTAGCAGGCGGTACCGTGTGGTGCTCACTGTCCATGATGCTGTGGCGTGTATTGCACCGAAACAAGAAGCCGAAGAAGCTATGGCGTATGTGATGGAGTGCATGCGGTTTGTACCGTCATGGGCAGAAGGCATTCCACTGAACTGCGAGGCAGGTGTGGGAGAGAGTTATGGAGACTGCTGACGTTGGTAGACCATACGGCAAGGTATCCAAAGGGCACCGACTCCCTTACGGTACTCTTGCGGATGCGAGTTATGAACTGCGACAAGCGTATTACGCAAACGGTTACCTGCACGACAAAGATATGCCCGAGATGCCGTGCCCACCGGCTGAGTACAAAGATTATGTTGACCCCGAGGAAGAGTTGCACAAGAAAGAGATGGTTGATGCTATCCAAGAAGTGTTAGACACGTTGTCCCCACGAGCAAAGAAAGTAGTGTGTTTACGGTTTGGAATTGGACTGACTCAAGACTACACATTGGAAGAAGTTGGTGTGGTGTTTGAACTTACACGCGAACGTATCAGGCAGATCGAAGCCAAGGCGTTTCGTGATTTGAAGCATCCACAACGTTCGGATGTATTGAGGCAGTTGATTGGGGACTACCAAACAACCGCAGAGAAAGAAGCTGAAGAAAAGAAGTTACAAAGGCAATGGGCAAGAGCACGAAGGATTGCCCGAGACCGAGACGAAGCCCGTGCACGTGCACTGGTTGATGAAAAAATAGCAACACATAACATGGTTGCAAAAGCAGATCGTGAGTTGCGTAAAAAATGGGACGAGATAAAGCCGATGGTGTCGGACGTGGCATGGGTAGAACATTTAAAGATAGGCAACCCTGATATGTACCAAGAGTTGAAGTATTTGGTTGGTGACATTTGGGGTTACAACGCAGACAAAGTTTGGGAGATGTATGCGGAAAAGAAGTAAGTACAGACCAAGGCCAGTGTTACAGAACCCAGTGGGCTATGTGATAGAGGGCGTGACTCCGGTGTCACAGCATGAGAGCTTTTTGATAGACGTGAAGATCAAGACCCACATGGCGTTGGCGAACATGACGCAGGGTAAGGCGGTGCGTGAAGATGTTGACACGCTGATTGAAGCGGTCAACGTTGTTGAAGCGTTGTACCGCATGGGATTTGGTACTGAGTACGGAGATGAGATGCGAAATGGGTTGGAAGCATTGCACAGCGTTGGTGTGCGTGGTGCTAAGTCAGGCCAGTTCGTTCTTAAATCCGAGGAGATGAAAGCTCTCAACACCATCATGGAGTTGCATGATGCCCAGCTTGAAGTTATCACGCTGAAAGATATGGAGAGGGCGTACAAGATAGTGGTCGAAGAGTTCAGGCAAAGAAAGATGAGACCGATTGTTACAAAGGAGATGGTATGAGTGAGTGCCCTAGCTGTGAATACCATAGGCAACGTGCCCAGCTTTGGCGGCACGAGGCTTATAGGATATCGGGTAACCCGTTACCCGAACGTGAAGATGATTTGAAGATGGTGGTCGATGACATGAGGGCTTACATTGATAAGCTGGAACAAAAACTAAAGGAGAAGAGCACATGACAAGACGTTTCTGCGACACGGGCCGCATCGACTGCCCGCACCTGCCCGAGTGCATCTGGGACTGCAAGTACGACACCGCTGTTGCGGAGCGCCGCAGGGTCAAGCCGTACCCAGCAATCCCCCCTGACATCAAGCCTGTGCCCGAGGCATGGCAGACAGTTGGCACGGTGATGCTGACAGCCATCATGGGTGCGCTGGCCGTGGTCTGCATCCTGTTGTTCTTTACTGGCGTTTGGATTTGGAGTTTGCTGATATGACACAAGAAGACATGATTCGCATGGCGCGGGAGGCTGGGATGGGCTACGTCGAACATATCGGCGAAGAATACATGCAGCAGATTAAACGCTTTGCCGCCCTTGTCGCAGCAGCAGAGAACGAGGCGTGTGCTGTGACGGCTGACGAACACATGCAGGAGTGTGAAGGGAAAAGTTTTGGTGTAGGCAAAGCCATCCGAGCAAGGGGACAAGCATGACTATCACAAGACAGCAAGTAGACGCATGGGATGCCGAAGTAAACGCTGCATATGAGAGAGGCAGACAAGAAGGCATGAAGCAAGAGCGTGCGCTGTGGACGCTGACTAAGCTGGGGCAGGAGATTGAGGCGCAGCCAGTGCAGGAGCTTACCTGCCCCGAATGCAAAGCCGCCGTGCTTTACGAATGTGTAGCTTGCAGTAGCAACAACTATCCACCTAAGCCAGAGCAGGAGCCTGTGTGTTGGGTGATGCCTGATGGCAAGACCGTTGATAAGTGGGGGCGTCAGTTCTATGGCAGTACTGTTGGGGAACCCCTTTACACCGCCCCACAACAGCGCCCGTGGGTAGGGCTGACGGCTGAGGAAATTCACGACACAGACGGGTACAAAGAAACGCGGGAGATGTACCGCTTTGCCCACGCCATCGAAGCCAAACTCAAGGAGAAGAACACATGAATAACAGAGTACTGATTCAAAACGTGGGCGGCGTGTGGAGCGAGAGACCAGACTGGTGCGCCCTTACTTGGGGTTCTGGCGCAGCCGCAGGAATCAAACGGCTTGAGTTGATTGCGAACGACTGGACATTTACGTTCAAGACTACGGAGCAGAAATTCTCCACCTTGAATTTGCACAAACCATACGGCCCAAAGGTGAACACATGACTGACCTGACAGAAGCCAACTTGAAAGACTACATCACGGCGATTCAAAAACACATGGAAGAAACGGGTAAGGTGATGGCGATTAAACCAACCAAGGTCATGTGCGTCCCCGATGACTTGGAAGCGATTGGCCTCACGCACGAGGATGTTTTGAAAATGATTAAGGAGAACACATGAAGCCAACTACCGCGCATGAGTGGTGGATGCAAGAGCGCGAGAACCAGCTTGACCTTGCCAAACTCTACTACGAACGCATTGGGGACTGCACAACTATGTGGCACTGTCTTTTTGCATGGGCAATACCCGACCTCTGGCGTGACCCTGTGTACATAACCAAGGAGAAGAAAGCATGACAATAGAGACACCACCTACCCACACCATCAACACCGCAGGGACTGTGGCGGTGGCAACGGACACCTATTGGATACCCATCGACAAGGACGCACCGCGTAGCGTTAAGCTGCAACTGCTGTCCATCGGAGGCGTTGCTCAATACGGAACGCTTGGTAGCGACCCTACATTTTTCACACACTGGGCACCTTTGCCCAAGAAACCAAAATGACTAAAGACAAAGCACCCGCATGGAGCTACTCAAGCATCACGCTGTTTGATCAGTGCCCAAAGAAGTATTACCACATGCGTGTGGCGAAAGATATCAAAGAGCCTGAGAGCGAAGCAATGCTGTACGGCACTGCGGTACACACCGCCGCCGAAGAGTACGTGCGCGATGCGAAACCTGTTCCCGAGCAATACAAGTACATAGAGCCGATGCTTGAGAAGCTCATGAAGATTGACGGTGAAAAGATTTGTGAGTTGAAGATGGGCATCAAGAAGGTGGACGGTAAGTTCGCGCCTTGTGGCTTCTTTGACAAAGATGTTTGGTATCGCGGCATTGCCGACCTGCTGATCATTGACCGTAAGAAGAAGGAAGCCCGAGTCGTTGACTACAAGACGGGCAAGAGCAGTCGCTACGCAGACCCAAAACAACTGGCACTGATGGCGGCATGTGTGTTCGTGCACTACCCCGAAATCGAACGGGTGCGGTCAGGTCTTTTGTTCGTAGTCTGCAAGGACTTTATCCCTGTGGACTTCAATGTTCATAACCGATTCGATATCTTCACCAAGCTCGATGGTGCGCTTGTTTCACGTGAAACTGCCTACTCAACTGGGGTGTTCAACCCCAAGAAGAACTTCACTTGCAAAGCATGGTGTCCTGTATCAGAATGTAGCCATAACGGAAGGAATTGACATGCCCTATAAGAACCCCGCTGACCGTAACGTCAAGCGCGAATACGATTTAGAGAAGCAACGTGCGGGTGCTCACGAAGCGCGAATGGAGCGACAACGTGCACGGCGTAAGCTGGACAAAGAAGGCAAAGATGCCAACGGCAATGGCAAGGCTGACATGCGTGAAGGCAAAGATGTTGCTCACGTGAGAGCGTTGTCCAAGGGTGGCACTAACAAGAACGGTGTGCGTGTTGAGAGCGCATCGGCCAACAGATCATTTAAGCGCGGGGCGAACCACAAGGTGGTGTCCGAGACAAGCACAAAAGAGCGCAAGAAAAAATGAGTTTCATGATGTCTGCTAGGTAAGGTACGAGTAGTAACAGACACAGGGTTTGATTGGCCCAACATAACCGTATCAGTCAGCGCCGTTTTACACTTTCAACGGGGAACTGACCGTCTTGGACTCGCAGACGTTAAAGTGAAGAGGGAGCAGGTGGAAGCCTTGCGCCTATAAAAAGAACCTGACACACATCGTGTTCAGGACGTTTGTCATTGGAGATTAGAGTGCAGATCATTGATAACAGGGCGTTACTGCTCAAGGTACGCAATCCCGACAGAATCACTACGGTGATTCCAAAGAGCAAAGTTTTGTCAGATGACGGGGAGGTTGCAGAGGTGCTGGTGAACTGGGATTTGGAGGAGGCGATTGTCTTGAAGAACCTCAAGATCAAAGATGTACCCTCGCCCATCAACGCTTCATACAACTGGCCGGGATTGTATAAACCTTTCGCACACCAAAAAGTTACATCGTCTTTCTTGACCATGCACCGCCGGTCGTTCTGTTTTAACGAGCAGGGCACAGGCAAAACTGGCTCAGTGATTTGGGCATCGGACTACCTACTATCAAAGGGCGTCATCAAGCGGGTGCTGGTTATTTGCCCGCTGTCCATCATGGATTCGGCATGGCGCAATGACTTGTTCAAGCTGGCAATGCACCGCAGGGTAGACGTTGCCTATGGCAAGCCAGAAAAGCGCAGGGAGATCATCGCGGGGGATGCTGAGTACGTCATCATCAACTATGACGGGGTGGAGATTGTTGCCAATGACATCTTGAAGGGTGGCTTTGACCTCATCGTCATTGACGAGGCTAACGCCTATAAAAATCCCTCAACAAGACGTTGGAAGGTGCTTAACAATTTGATCAAGCCGCGCACGTGGCTGTGGTTGTTGACGGGCACACCCGCATCGCAGTCCCCGCTGGATGCCTATGGCATCGCCAAGCTGGTGAACCCCGAAGGGATTCCACGTTTCTATGGTGGATTCCGCGATCAGGTCATGCACAAGCTCACACAGTTTAAATGGGTACCCAAGCTAGAGTCGGAGCAAATTGTTCATAAGGCGCTACAGCCAGCGATACGCTTTACGAAAGAGCAATGCTTGGACTTACCTGAGATGACTTACGTAACGCGAGACGTGCCTCTTACTGCCCAACAGGAGAAGTACTACGAGCTATTGCGTAAACGGCTTATCGTACAAGCGGCAGGTGAGGAGATCACTACAGTCAACGCGGCTGCAAACCTGAACAAGCTGTTGCAACTATCTGGTGGTGCGGTGTATTCCGACACAGGTGAAGTTATCCATTTCGATGCAAGCAATAGACTTGCGGTTTTACGTGAGGTGATAGAAGAGTCGAGCCACAAGGTGCTTGTGTTTGTGCCCTACAGACATGCCATCGAAGTGGTTGCGGAAGACTTACGTAAGCACGGGTACCCGACAGCCGTCATTCATGGCGGTGTGCCGGTAGGGAAACGGTCAGAAATCTTTGAGCGTTTCCAGAGTAAGGATGACTTGCAGGTGCTGGTCATCCAACCACAAGCGGCATCGCACGGGGTAACTCTGCATGCCGCCAATACCATCGTCTACTGGAGTCCGGTGATGTCAGTCGAGACCTACCTCCAAGCCAACGCACGTGTTCACCGAGCAGGGCAGAAAAACCCCTCAGTGGTGGTGCACTTGCAAGGCAGTGGGGTAGAGAAGCGCATGTACAAAATGCTGGGGAACAAGGTAGACATCCACAATCGTTTGATCGACCTCTACGGGGAAATACTTAGATGAAAAGACTTGACACTGTTAATTTTTAAGATATCATCCATACACAAAACAAAAAGGAGAGAGCTATGGCCGAGACAATATCGGTTGATAAACTCGTCGCCGCTTACATCAAGATGCGCGACAAAAGGGCCGAACTTTTACGTGACTACGAAGAAGCTGACGGTTCTGTGAAATCACAGATGGAACTTGTGGAGGCCAAGCTATTGGAACTCTGCAAGGACATCGGTGTAGATCGTCTTGGTAGCAAGCACGGTGCGGTAATTCGCACGGTGAAGACACGCTACTGGACAAGCGACTGGGAGTCCATGCACAAGTTCATCTTGGAACACAAGATGCCCGAACTGCTTGAGCGGCGCATCAGTCAAACAACCATGAAAC